CGCCGACGCGCTGCTCGATGCGTACCGTGTCCTGAAGTTCTGACTAGAGGAATAATCCCATGCCCGCAATCGCTGCAACTACACTCGCTGGCCTCGGCAAGAGAGTGCTGACCGAAACCACGCTCAACGGCACCGACTCGCTGGTCTACGATCAGAGCAAGACGCCCATCCTCGTCTTGCGCAACCCCACGGCGGGCGCCCTGAGCCCCGTCATCGACGGCAACGGCGGCACCACCGTCAACGTCACCGGCATCGGCGCGGTCGACGTCAGCGGCGGCTATGCGGTCGGCTCCATCGCTGCCGGCGCCTCCGTCGCCATCCCGCTCGTCACCATCCGCGAGTACCTGCAAGGCACCATCGCCATCACCGGCGGCACTGGTCTCGTCGCCTCGCTGCTCGAGCATTGATGAGAGCAGGCACCCTGCGCCACCGCGTGCGCATCGAGCACAAGGCCGAGGTGCGCGACGCCTACGGCGGCGTCGTCAAAGGCTGGGCCACCTTCGCCGCCAGTGTCCCGGCCGCGATCCTGCCCGTCTCCGGGCGCGAGTTCTTCGCCGCCGAGGCGCAGCAGTCGGAAGTCTCGGCCAAGATTGTCATGCGCCAGCTCGACGGCCTCTTGCCGTCCATGCGCATCGTCCATGCTGGCCAGCAGTACAACATCCGCGCCATCCTGCCAGACGCCCTGCTCGCGCGGTACGTCGTCTGCATGTGCGAGCGCGGCGACGTGACCGACTGACATGGGATACGAACTCGCGATCCAGGGCGCCGTCTACACCGCGCTCACCGGCAGCGCCGCCCTGATGGCGCTCGTGCGCGGCGTCTACGACGCCCAGCCGCGCCCGCTCACCGGGTCCGACGCGCTGCAGTTCCCGTTCGTCACCATCGGCGAGGACACCCACACCGACTGGAGCACCGACACCGAGCGCGGCGATAGCGCCACCATCACCGTCCACACCTGGACGCGCTACACCGGCCGCAAGCAGGAAAAGGAAATCCAGGCCGCGATCTTCGCCGCGCTCGACCGCCAGGCGCTCAGCGTCACCGGCCACGCGCTCGTCTCCGTCGACTGGATCGGCAGCGACAGCCTCACCGACGCCGACGGCGAAACCCGCCACGGCGTGCAGACGTTCAGGATCATCGTCGAGCAGGAATAACCAATCGCACTACCCAGCACCAGCCGCCTCAGGGCGGCTTTTTTCATTACCCACCCGCAGGAGATAAACCATGGGATCAGCAAAACTCGGCCGCACGCTCTTCATCAAGAAGAACAACGTGATCCTCGCCGGCGTGCGAGCCAAATCTTTCTCGTTCGCTGGCGAGCCGATCGACGTCACCACCGACGACGACAACGGATTTCGCACGCTCATGGACGAGTCTGGACAGGAGGCGCTCGACCTAAGCGTTGAGGGGCTGGTGAAGGACAGCGTTCTTCGTAACGCGGCGCTTACCGGCTCTGCGGGCCTCATGTTGACCGACATCACCATCGAGTTCCCCAAGACTGGAACGCAGGTCACCAGCGGCGACACGATCAGCGGCAACTTCTTCCTCGCGTCGTATGAAGAGTCCGCGCCTTACAACGAAGGGATCACCTTCTCCGCCTCTCTGCAGTCCTCTGGGGCGTGGACATACACGCAGGGGGCTTAATCCATGGCGATCTTTGATCCCATCACATTCACCTGGAAAGGCACCGACTACACCGTCCAGCCTGACCGCATCATGAAATTGCTCTACGCGATCGAGACCGCTGTGACACTCCCTGAGCTCACTGAATACGCCCGTAACCGGGGCGGCGCTCCAGTTCGGTTGTCTATGGCGTACGGCGCGGCTCTTCGGTTTGCAGGCGCAGATGTCGGAGACGACGAAGTTTACGCTGCGTTGTTCGGTCCAGACGCTGAAGCCACTGGCGCACGAATGAAGGAGCTGGTTGAGATGGCAATTCCGCCATCGCGCGGCGACCATGCAGCGCCTGTTCAGGCGGAAGCAAAAAAGACCAAGGCCACCAGTCGTTCGTAAAGGCTGCATATCTAGGTGCAGTCGGTGCCGGATGGGTTTCTCCTAGCGAATTCTGGCGACTGCACCCGGAAGAGTTCTGGTGGCTGTACGAAGCCAAGATGCCTCCTCAGTCAACGCGCGATAGCGGAATGGCAGAAATCTATGCCGATCTCAAAGCAAATGGGTGGTAGCGCATGGCTGTAGCAAAAGGCATCCGCGTCGAAGGGCTCGATGAGCTGAAGCAGACGCTCGACGACCTCGCGCCGCGCGAGGCGTTCAACCTCATGCGCGCCGTCACGCACGGCGTTGCGCAGTCCGTCGCCAAGCGCGCGCGCGACCGCGTCCCGGTCGATTCCGGCACGCTCAAGAAGGCAATCAAGGCCAAGCGCGGCAACCCGCGCGACAACGGCGGCAAGCCGTTCTCCGACGTGGTCGTTGAGCACGGCAAGGGCGCGCAGCACGACGCGTTCTATTGGCGATTCATCGAGTACGGCACCAGCACCGGCATCCCCGAGCACCGCTTCATCGGCAACGCGATCGAGGCCGTGCGCCCGGAGATCGACCGAATCATGCGCGAGCAGTTCGGCAAAAAGTTCGAGGCGCTCCTGGCGCGCAAGGCCAAGAAGGCAGCGAAAGCGAAAGGTTGATCTGAATGGCGAACATCATCGGCGATCTCGCCGTACGCATCGGGGCCGACGTCTCCGAACTCAAGGCCGGGCTCGGCGAAGCCACGCGCGGGCTTGACGGCCTCGGTGCCAAGGCGCGCGCCAGCGCAAGCAGCGTCGCCGCAATGGGCGCAGCGGCCGCCGTCGCCGGCGGCGCAGTCGCCGCCGCGCTGGTCGCCAAGGGACTGGCCGCGGTCGACGCGCAATCCAAGCTCGCCAAGCAGCTGAACACCACCAGCGAGGCGCTGGCCGTCGTCAAGCGCGCGGGCGATCTCGGCGGCGCGTCGATGGAGCAGATCGCCACCGGCAGCAAAAAGCTCGCGCTCACGCTCGGCCAGGCCGAAGGCGGCAGCAAGGCCGCCGCGGCCACGCTCGACCGGCTCGGCCTGTCCGCGTCGGCGCTCGCCGCGATGCCGCTCGACCAGCGGCTGCTCGCCGTCAACGCCGCGCTCGAAGCCAACATCCCGGCCACCGAGCGCGCCGCCGTCGCCGCGCAGCTCTACGGCAAGGAGGCGGGCTTTGCGCTCACCTCGCTCGACCCGTCCACCATCGAGCAGGCGCGCAAGGAAGCCGAGCTGTTCGGGCTCGCGCTCTCCGACGTCGACGCCGCGCGCGTCGAGCAGGCCAACGACGCCATGAGCCAGATCGGCATGCTGTTCGACGGCGTCGCCCAGCAGCTCGCCGTCAACCTCGCGCCGGCGATTACCGCCGTCATGCGCATGTTCACCGAAACCGCCGAGGAAGCCGGCGGCGTCGGAACCACCGTCGCCAAGGCGTCCGGCATCGGCATCAAGGCGTTCGGCTTCCTGCTCGACGTGGTCGACAGCCTCAAGCGCCTGTTCGAGATCCTGTCGCGCGTCGCCGAGACCGCGATCCGCACGCTGATCGACCTGCAGCTCACCTGGGCCGACGCCGTGGTCAACGGCCCGATCTGGGCGACCAACAAGCTGATCGAGCTGCTGAACAAGCTGCCCGGCATCGACATCGAGCCGCTGGGCCTGTTCGGCCTCGGCGAGAAGATCAAGCAGGTCGCCGCCGAGAACGCCACCGCGCTCGACGCGGCGAAGATCGGGCTGGCCGAGATCGACGCCATCCTGCAGCGCCCGATGCCGTCAGGCAAGTTCGCGCAATACATCGAGGAAGCCAAGCTCGCCGCCGAGGAGGCCGCCAAGGTAGCCCAGGCGGTAACCGGCGGCGGAGGTGGCGGAGAAACGGATGAGGAGAAAAAGCTGCGCGAAGCGCGCGAGAGGGCGCTCGCGGCAGAAAGCCAGTACATCGCAGATCGTCTTGCGGCTGTTCGTGAAGGCAATCTATCCGAGATGCAGATCCTGGAGGATAAGCAGGCGCAGGAGATCGAGGCGATCAACGCCGGCTGGGAGCAGAAGTTCCTGAACGACGAGTCGTGGAACGCGCTCATGGCCGAGACCAAGCAGCGCCACGAAGACGAGATTTCGGCCCTTGAGAAGGAGGCCGCCGACAAGCGCGCCAAGATCGCTAAGGAGGAGGCCGACAAGAAGAAGGCGATCATGGCGGGCGCCCTGTCCGGCCTCACCACGCTGATGAACTCCGAAAACCGCAAGATGTTCGAGATCGGCAAGGCCGCCGCCATCGCGCAGTCGATCATCAGCACCTACACCGGCATGACCAAGGCGCTCGAGCTCGGCTGGCCGATGGGCCCCATCGCCGCCGCCGCCATCGGCGCGCAGGGCTTCGCCCAGGTCGCCAGCATCCGCTCGCAGAGCTTCGGCGGCGGCGGCAGCGGCGCCACCGCAACCGGCAGCAACACCACCGCCGTCAACGCCGCCAGCACGCCGACCACAGCCGGCACCGCCCCCGCCGGCGGCACCCTCACCGTGCAAGGCCTGTCGGCTTCGTCGCTCTTCACCGGCGACGCCGTCTCGGCGCTCGCCGAGGAACTACTCGCCTACCAGCGCCGCGGCGGCACGGTCGTTCTCGCAGGCTGACCCATGAGCATCCACGCATCCCCCGCACTCACCGACGACGCAGCCCGCATCGGCTACCGGTCCATCCTCACCGCGGCCAACCTGTTCGGCACGGCGGGGACCACGGGATTTCCGCTCGCAGCCATCGTCAACCCGGCAACCTACGAGCGCTACACCCCGAGCGCCATGCCGGCGACGATCAACTGCGACGCTGGCGCGGCGGTGGCGGTCGACTATGTCGCCATCGCCGCGCACAACCTCGGCACCAAAGCGGCCACGGTCTACCTGGAATCGTCCACCGACAACGTCGCGTGGACGACGCGGCTGACCATGACGCCGACCGACGACACCACGATCATCGGCCTCATCGCGTCGGTGTCCGCGCGCTACTGGCGGCTGCGCATCACCGGCGCCACCGCCCCGACAATCGGCGTCGTCTACCTCGGCCAAGTGCTCACCATGCCGCGCAACATCTACGGCGGCCACACGCCGATCACGCTGGCGCGTGTCACCGCCGTGCGGCCGACGCTGTCTGAGACCGGCCAGTGGCTCGGCGCCACCCAGGAGCGCAAAGGCTTCGCCACCTCGTTCACCTGGAAAAACCTCACCGCCGCCTGGTATCGAGACAACTTCGACCCGTTCGTGGCAACCAACCCGCGCGCGCGGCCGTTCTTCATAGCCTGGCGGCCCAAGACCTTCCCGGCCGAGGCCGCCTACTGCTGGGCGACCGACGACATCAAGCCGAGCAACACCGGCACCAAGGATTTCATGGAGGTCGGCATGAGTGTGGAGGGATTCAGTGACCGCACCTGAAGCCGTCTTCGGCCGCATCCCGCTCGTCGTCGTCGAGATCGACCAAGAGGTGTGCGCGAACACCTACGGCACCGCGCCGTGCACGGCCGCGCTCGGAGTCACCGGCACCGACAAGTGCTTCAACACCCGCGCCTCGTGCCAGGACCCGACGAACTATGCAGCCAGCGCCACGCCTCTCACGCTCAAGTTCTGCCAGTCGCACGCTGATCTGCCGGAAGGCGAGTACCTGATCCCGAGCGTGAAGAGCGTCACCACCAGCCCCACCCGCATCAACCCGGGCGGGCGAACCGGGCGAGACAAGCCGCTTGGCCGCCGCGGGGAGTGCACCGTCAGCTTCATCGATCACCCGCACTCCGACAACCTGGTCGACCCCTACGTCTCAGGCCGCAGTTACAACCCGCTTGAGCGCAGCACCTTCTGGGCCAAATGGCTCAAGCGCAACCCCTACCACGCGAACTGGTCAATGCGCGTGCGCGAGGGCTATGTAGGTCAGGCGCTAGCCGACATGCAGGTGCGCAACTACGTGGTCGACAAGATCGAGGGCCCTGACAGCAGCGGC